TTGAATTTCTATATTTTGTTGTTTTTTTATTTGTTGTAATAAACTTTGCAATTTAGTTATCCAATTTCCAAAATCTGGGGATAGTATTACTGTGGGTGAATCATATGGTCTATATCCACCATTAAAAATTGGAGTGTTATTTTCTTCTTGTTCTTTTAATTTTTTATCAAAACTATCAATCCATTTTTTAAATAATTGATTATCTTCTTCATTATCTTTTGCTTTAAATTCTCCTATTCGTGTAAAATATTTAACAGATGTTCCTTGAAAATTTGATACAATATTTTTTACATTATCGATATAACCTTGTTGGATGGGATCTATACCTAATATTTCATTTGGTTGTGAGAAATTTGATGATTGTAAAATATTTTCATCTAAATCTTTACCATAATCTGTAAATAAAATATTAAATAATCCCCTTTTACTTTTATAATCATCTTTTTCCCATAATTTAATTTTTGAAAATTCATCTAATTGATTAAGTATACTATCAATTTCATTTTCTTTTCCTTTTTCATATCTATTATTTAATATATTAATATCACCTTGAAAGTTTTTAGCATTTAACCATGATTTAAATAACTCACTTTCTATTAATGGTGTTCCTGTAGCGAATACTTTTTCCGGACCAATCCCAAATAACGAAAAAGAATTATCTTCAAATCTCCACTCTGATTCGTTAGTAAAATCAAATTTATCTATTACTAAAATTTCTTGTTTTAATAAATTTTCAAATTGTGCTATCAAATCATCTTCACTTTTAGAAGCGCTAACTAATGTTCTGTTCCTATTTTTTTCCTCTGCTTGAACTATTTTTGTAAAATCTATAATATCTCCAGTTCCTGTTGATATATTGGTTTTTAAAGCTTCAACAACATCACCCAATCCTATTAATGTAATTTCTACATCATATGAACCATCATCATTAAATTTCCAATTAAAATTAGATACTTTACCAAACATAGCATCATAATTATATGATCTTTTTTCTCTTTCTATTTTAATTGATTCTAATAATAAATTTTGATATGAATCATTTTTTGTATTTTGGGTGGTTTTTTCTGTATTTTGAGCGATTTTGGTTTTACCAAATAATAAATCAAGGGGGTCTGTTTGGTATTTAGAAGATTCTAAATCTCCATCTTTATTCAAGTATAAAGACCATCCCCACTCTAATAACATAGTATATCCTATTCGTAAATAAAGAGTATCTATTATTTCTAATTGAGTTGAGTTAGATACTTTTAATTGTATTGTTGCTTTTTTTAAAGCTCCTCTATTATAAAAACTAACATTAGCTCCTATTAATCCAGGCATTGAAGAAAAACCATATGTTCCTAAATTTCCCCCAAATCCATAAGCTCCTATACCTAAAATATCACTCGGATTTGTATTTATCCCATAACGGAGGGAATTGGTACCATTATCTGTATTATTAAATGAAGATATTCCTCCAAATAATACACATTTTTCAGCTAACTTACTTCCCTCATAATCTTTAGGTTGTAATCCTGCTACTGATTTGAATATACTAGCCTTACTATTTACATCAACAGATGATGCTAATCTTAACCAAGCAGTCTTACTATTATAGAATAATAAATCTTTATTATCACGATTTATTTTTCCTAATTTACTTTGTCTTACATCTATTTGTTTTTTTACCTTATCATTTAAAGGTTCCCCAACAATATTTCCCATAACTTTATTTATTTAGTGTTAAAAAAGATGATACAATTTGATCATAATTTATAGGGATTCGTATCTCAACCCCTGGTGTTAAATATATTGAACCAAAATTTACTTTATCAGGATTAGCTATACTAATTACCCACCATAAACTATCATCACCATAAAAATCATTAGCTAAAATATCTAATCTATCTCCAACAGTAGTTAAAACCCAAATATCATTATCTGATTGAGGGACTTCAGGGTATCTTATAGTTTTGTATCCTTGAGTAAATTTATTAATACCATCAGGTAATGATATTTTGGGTAATGATGAATATCTAGACATTTATTTAATTATAAATATTAATTTTATTAAATTCTTTTTACTTTCCAAATATTGGTGTATTAAAATCATTCCTTCTTTGATTCAGCGTTTCTTCTGTGAGTAAAGGAGATTGAGGAGGGAGTTCTGGGGGAGGTGAATTTGTTGGACCTTGAGTTTGGGGTTCTGTTTGTAATGGAGTGTTTATAAACTTAGAACCTAATTCAGGTAAAAATGAATGGACTGGGGTGAATTGAAATGAATTAACTGATATTATCATTGGTAATATATTACTATTAGAATCAATATTACCTGATGTATCTCTACCTATATCCCAAGGATAGTTTTCATCTATAACAAATGAAAATCCCTTTAATATACCTGGGGTTTCTTTTAAATAATCCCCAATAGTTAATTTAATTATATTTCCTCGCATCACACCACTCTTTCCATAATTTGGGGCTGTTAGAGAAGCTAAATAATTTAATTTAGTGTATACTATCTGCTGTTCATATTTTGATTGTACATGAACTTTAAAATTAAGAGATATCTCTCTAGAAAATCCATTATATTTATAGAATTTTTCACCTCTTCCCATATATTTTATATCTGACCATTCTGCTGCAAAAGCATCAGTTATTCCTCCATCTAAAAACGCTCTAAAATGAATAAAATTTTCTTGTGTTGGAGCATCAGGATTTAATACACTAATATAAAATGGAACTAAATCTTGATTTTTTACAGTATTATCTACTGATCCTGAAGAATATATTGGTTTAAAATTAACTTGATCTACTGTTGAAAAATCTGGAGTTCCATTTGAAGTTATACCTTTACTAAAATTATTTCTATCTAATAAAGATTTACCTGGATCTCCTAAACCGTATTTTATAGTTCTATTCCAAAATATATAATCAGTACTAGTATTATTTTTATATGCTACTGAATTAGTATTTGGGGTAGGTAAAAATTTTCTAAAATCTGTGAATTGTGATTTTGTTTTACTATAAACTCTATTATCACCAACATCTATTAGTGTTTGAGGATCCCATACTAAAAATGTGTTTTTATAGTCTGATGAATTAGACCAATTTGTTGTATTTACTGATCTTTTATAATTGGTTAAAGGACCATTAGGTCCAATAACATAACTAAATAATGTATCTTTAGATAAAGTATTAATATTAAAATCTGATAGTCTACCTTTTACTTTTGATTTATTTCCTAGTTTAGTTCCATATAATAACATTAATCTATTACTATCATCTTTATTATAATAATTAAATGTTTGGTAAATATATTTATTAGTACTAACAAATACCCCTAAAGGATCATTTCCTTTACCACCAAAATGTATTCCCATATTTGGTTCAGATGTGTTTAATAACAGATTGGTTGTTGTATATGATAAATTAGGGTATATAGAGAATGGGAGTTTTGATTGTTGTTGAAATAAAAGATTTTGTTTAGTTATAAAATTTTGAGATAATGGATTTTTAGGATCTAAAAATTGTTTTAATCTACTAACATTATCCTTTACTATATTTAAATACTTATCACCTCCTCTATTTAAAAAATCAGGACTATTGGATGTTATATCTTTTGGGATTGTTGAAATAATATATGGTTGATTACTATTTCCACCCCCAGGTCTGTCATTTCCAAATGGTATAGTTTTTTGACCAAATGTAAGTGGTGTTGATGTTGAACCTTTTCCTCCACCATAGTATTTAAATTTTCCTGGGTTATTTAGTAAATCTTTAAGCATTATTGTTGGTTTAATGGAGGTAAACTATTTAAATATGTATTTTTATTAGTATATTTTTGAACATAATTATACTGTGGGGAATTTTTAGGTCCATTACCAGTTAAATCTAATTTAGATTTTTCAAGTACATAATCTTTTTTAGATAAATTATCATTATTTACTCCTCCAGGATCATATTGTTTGTTAGGAGTATACGTTTGAACGTGTTTATACTGTGGGGAATTTTTAGGTCCATTACCAGTTAAATCTAATTGAGTTTTATTTAATGAATCTATAAGTGCCATTTAATTATAAATATTATCTAGATTTGTAATTTGATAAACCTTGAGCTACTCCTACTTTATTACCATCTAACATTATAGGTTTTTCTCTTCTAACTTCATCAATTAATTCTTTAATAGCTGCTATAACACCACTATTATCACTACTACCTCCTCCAACACTTAAAGCTCCTTTAGGATATGACATTACATCATCTGCTTTACTCATTATATCATTTGCTCTAAATAAATTAGTTCCTGCTATAACTGTATCTTGGTTATTTAAAGCATATGTACCACTTGATGTTACAAGTTTTCTATCTCCATATCCTGAAGAAACTACATCATCACCTATAGCTGTTATCGATCCCATTGCCAAAGCAGCTGTACCTAAAGGCATTGCTAAAATAGCTCCACCAGGGACAAAACTCATCCCAATTGCAGCAGCTCCTAAGAGAGCCGTTATAAGTGCCCGGTATTTATAAATGGTTTTAAATGTATTTACTATACTGTATGTGAAACTTTTGATATTTTTTGTAATATGACTAATAGACCCAGATAAATTTTGCATTCCTGGCCCTGCTATTTCTTTAAATATACTAGCAAATACTTCTTTTATAGCACCCATTAATTTTTGCCATTCTTGAACTAATGGAACTAAAGTTTCATAAAATTTAATAGATGCTTCTTCTCTTTGTCTATCTATATTGGCTTGTTTTTCTGCCAAACTCATTTCTGAAGACATAGAAGCTATACCATCTTTTTGTCCTTTAACTAAATCACCTTGTATGTTACGATTTTCTTTTTGTGCTATTAAAATACCAGCTAAATCTTCTTTACTCATTCCTATAGCTTTAGCATAGGCTTCTTGTTGGATGGTGTTTAAATTTTGAAATTCATTTATTGAACCAAAATTCTTAGCTATTTCACTAGATAATCCTTCTATATTATGATTTAAAGCATATTCTCTTGCTTTTTCAAGATTTAAAGATTTACCAGTTAATAATTCAGCTTCCATTTGAGCTGATATTGAATCTTCTATATTAAGTAAACTATTACTTATACCTTCAATTTTGTCAAATTCTAAACCTAAAGCTTTAGATTGGGCAACTGCTTTTACTAAAGCTGTTCCTGAACCTCCTAAATTAACTTTTAATATATTTGATACTTTACTAGTTTCCGCTAATAGATTTTTTACACTAATAGATAAATTATAATTTTTCTTCATCTGCAATGCAGTATTAGCCATATTTGAAGCTAATACTCCAGCATCTTGTCCTGATACTTTAGATAATCTTTGGATTTCAGCTAAATTTTCAGCAGACATACCAGCATAGGTATTTAATTTAATAAATGTTTTTAAAGTATTATTACTTAATTTTTCAGTAGTGCCTAAAGCAGTATATATTCCTTCTACTGATTGTTTAGATGCGGCTACTGTTGGGCCTATTCCTTTAAAATTTTCAGCTAATTTAGTAGCTTCACTTTGGGCTAAACCTATACTTCTAGCCATCCCAACGTTTTCCTCACTTATCCTTTCAGCTGCATTTTTTCCTTCTTCATAAGCCTCTTTAATAAAACTTACTATTTTAGAAATAATCCCAGTTATTCCTGCTAATATAGCTTCTGGTTTGAAAAATTGTCCAATTCCACTTGCCATCCCTTTCATCCCAGCAAATGCTACTTTTAATTTAGTAGAAAAGCTTCCCATATTTTTTTGGTTTTCATTTAATGTTTTTGCCATTTTTTCAGCCTCTTCCCTACCCCTAGCAAAAACATCATCTAAACCACTAAGTCCTAATTTATTAGTTATTTTTTCTAATCCAGCCATAGCAGTTCCTGTTAATCCTAATGCTTTTTTCATTTCATTAGAATATTTTAGTTGTTTCCTCATTTCTTCTTCCACTTTTTCATTATTTGAAACAGCTATTTGATATTGTTTATTTAATTCTTTAATATTTTTTTTATGTTCTTTGCTATTTTTATTACTATTATTTTCTGCTATTTCAATTTGAGCTTTAATAACTTTTAATTTGATTTCTCTAGCTAACAATTCTTTAGAAATATCTCTTTCTGTTAATTTACCTTTAACAGCTTTTTCAGTTATATCATTTAAAACTTTCCCACTTCTAGCAATATTATTTAAATCAGATTGTAAATCTCTAACCATACTCTTAGTTATATTTGCTCCATCTTTTACTAATTGCATCATAACATTCCCTATATTATCTGCTACACTTCGTAAAGTATCTTCAATAATAACTGATGATTCATGTATTTCTTGTCTTAATTCAGCTTCTGTTGTATTTTTTTTAGCTTTGGCCATTAATATCTATTTTATTATAAATATGAAAAGGTAGTACTTTTGATACTACCTTTTATTTTTGAAATTGGATGGATTATTTAAATCTATTTGATTTTGGTTTTTTTCATTAGCTTTTCTTTCATTTTCATATGCTTCAACTATTAATTGATAAGTATAATTCCTTAACCAAATAGGAAAATTATAAACTGTTTCCCAATTATATCCACCTTTTCCATAAAATATTATTTCATGTATTTGTTTAAATAGATTAACTCTATCCTCAATTTGAAGGCCAAAAAAAGTTAGCCGTTAGTGGCAATACAATCTCCTCCTCAAGACCATTAGGACCATCATAATCAAATACTAATTCGATGTTGGGTTGTATTTTTTTAATATATTCTCTTAATGCTTGAGAGTCTTTAGCTAATAAATAATTATCAATAAAATCTCTAATAGTTTTAGTTGATGAATCACCTTCTATTGAAGTAATAATATATTTCATTCGTGTTGATAATTCGGCTGAAATGTTTTTATTAATTCTTTTTAAATTTTTTATTTCACTATCAATTTTCTTTTCATCACCTGATGTTAATATTTTAAATGTAATTTTATTTTTTGAATGAGGTAATTCAAAATGAAATTCATTAGTGTTAGGTGTAATTAAAGAATCATCAAGATGTTTTTCAGCTAATTCGGTTAAATCAACTGTTATATTATCATTATTATATTTAAAATTATAATCTTTACCATATCCTAATATACGAGCAGCAATTAATAGAGCATTTTTATCTCCAATAATTAAATCATCATAGTTTATAGGAGATATAATTAATGACTGTAGTAATTTATCAAAAACAATTCCTTGTTTAATATAATTTTCATTTGTTAAAATATCTTCTTCTTTAGCAGTCATATATTTCATTTCGATTTTACCACTTGATAGTGGATTATCTTGGGGATATATTAAACCTTTAGAAGGAAGAGTAATAGTTTCTGTTGGGAACTTTGGTTTGGTGTTTTGATCTATAACTTGATTATCCATAATTTTTATTGGTTATTAATGTTATTTAATAGAATCCGATCCATAAATACTATCTATCACAATAGAATCAACTTTTAATGAATCAACAGATGTAGAATCTGTGGTAATTTGTTTTGAATTGTTTTCCCCAGAGCAAGATGTGAGGGTTAAAGTTACAGCAATTAAGCTAATTAAAATAATGTTTTTCATGTTTGTTTTTTGATAATAAATATATTAAAATATAATTTGTATTATAAATATAAAAAAAGGTTTGGCAAAAACCAAACCAATTTTCCTGTATACTTCGGGAAAGTAATGTTTTGTTATAAATATATGAGGAGGTTTAAAAATATGATTAGATGGTTGTTTTCTTAACCAAACTTAGAAATTGAGGACACAATAATCAACAGCAAGTGTCATAGTTAAGTTTTGAGCTGCTGATTCATTATCCCAGTTATATTCTCCAAATTCACCACTCTTAATGAATGCTCCTTTGAGTATCCATTCAGATACAATATCGCCTACTGGACCTAATACATTTAATGTGATGTCTTTTTTATAAAAATCAGAATAACCATCTCGTCCAGTTACAGATTCGTGATGTAAACGAACCCACTCCATTACGGCTTGTGCACCTGAAGGGGTAATAGGATCAAATAGGGTTAAAGTAACATCATTCCATTTAGTTTTACCTTTTACTTTACGTAAAATATTCATATGGTTTAATACTATTTCATCTTGTGAGAATCCTAAACCTGAGATTGCTTTGATTATATATGATGGAAAACCATCTACATATAGTATAAATCTGTTTTGTTGTTTGGGCTCGAAAGCTGTATAGAATATTTCGTTTGCGTTTATTGTTGCCATTTTATTTTTTATTTATAAATATAATATTAATATAATTTTTGATTATTTTTATAATATTTATCAACGTATAAGTATTTAAACCTAAATGATATGGCTAGACCTAAAAAAGAACAAGTAAGTAATATTTGCAAATTATGTAATAAAGAATTTTTTACTTTATTATCTAAAACCAGACAATTTTGTTCTGGTCCCTGTGCTCAACAATTTAAGGGTGTTGATAAAACATGGATGGAAAAGCGAAAAAAAACTTGTTTAGAAAAATATGGAAATGAAATTGCTTTTAAATCTAAAGAAGTACAAGATACATATAAAAATAATTTAAGGAAAAAATATGGAGTTGAAAATCCTTTTTTAGTTCCTGAATTTAAGGAAAAATCAGATAATACTATCCAAGAGAGATATAATGTACCTGTGGCTATGATGAATAAAGATATTGCTGATAAAGTATCTATTTCACTTAAAAATAAACCTAAAGATAGAATAAATTTTGTTAATATAAAATGGGAAAAAATAGTTAAATATTGTGAACAAACAAATTTAATTCCACTTTTTGATAAAAAAACATTATTAGATAATAAATTAACATTTTATGAAGATAATAAGTTTGGATTTAAATGTAAATTATGTAATAATACTTCCACAGTATCATTAGCAAATGGTTATTTACCCTCTTGTGATTGTTCAGATAATAAAGGATATTCAATAATAGAAGAGGAAATATATACTTTTATTAATAAATTATTACCTAAAAATGTTATACAATTAAGAAATAAAGATATATTACCAAATAGATTAGAATTAGATATATTAATACCAGAATTAAATATTGCTTTTGAAATTAATGGGATTTATTGGCATTCAGAATCTATGGGAAAATATAAAGATTATCATTTATATAAAACAAACCATTGTAATGAAAAGAATATACAGCTTATACATATATTTGATTATGAATGGATTTATAAAAAACCTATATTAGAATCAATTATTAGAAGTAAATTAGGTAAAATTACTAATAAAATATACGCTCGTAAATGTATTATTAAACCAATAATTGATACATCCGTATTAAGAACATTTTTAAATAATAATCATATACAAGGTTATTGTTATTCTAAAGTTAATTTAGGTTTATATTATAATAATGAATTAGTATCTGTTATGACCTTTGGGAAAAATCGTTTTCAGAAAAATTCTAATCAAATGGAATTAGTACGTTTTTGTAATAAATTAAACCATATGATTGTTGGAGGGGCATCTAAATTATTTTCTCATTTTGTAAAAAATCATTTAAATATAGAAGAAGAAATTATTACTTTTGCTGATAGGAGATTTTCGGAAGGTAATTTATATAAACAATTAGGATTTGTATTTGATAAAAATACTAGTCCCTCTTATTTTTATTGGAAAAATTCTAATATATTAAATAGAATGTCATGTCAAAAACATAAATTAAATAAATTATTACCAATATTTGATAATAATATATCAGAATATGAAAATATGTTAGCTAACAAATATAGGCGTGTTTGGGATTGCGGGAACAAAAAATATGTTTTCAAGAAAAAAAGCGACTAATTTCTTAACGCTCTTTATTTGTTTTGTATATTTTAGGTAAATTGATTTATATTATATATCCATTTATAACCATAAGCTGTTTTTGAGAATCCAGTTAAACAACAACTTATATTTGATCTTTTAAATTTATTATTACTATTTGATGCTTCTTCTATACTTTTAAATTCTTGGATTAGGTTATTATTTTTATCTAGTTGAAGTATTGGTTTATATTTTTTATCTAAAAATGATTGAGATTGTTTTTTACCTAATTTTCCTTGAGAAATTTTATCACAATGATTTTTAGATAATTTAATTCCTGTTTTTATTTGACTTAGTTTTTCACTAAACCCTTCAGGTTTAGAACGACCTATGTTAGCTATTTTAAGCTTATGTTTTGTTTTTTGAGAATGAGTAATAGGACCCCCTCCACCTCGATTTTTGTTTAAAACTTTAAATCCCCACTGTATGAATTGTTCTATCCAATATGATTCTAGGGGTTCCCAATCATATCTATTTAAAGAGTTTATTTGATCTATTTCAACATATACAATATTTTCCCCAAATATTCTTTTATGATTAGAATTTCTGTTATTTTTAGTTTTTCCTATATAAACTTTATTAGGATCATTATAACAATTAGTTACTAGATAAATTTTTGTAGTATGTATCATCGCAATAATTAAAATTTTAGTCGATTATAAATACTGCAAAATTAAAGAAAGCCACTTATTGTGGCTTTTCTTAATATAAAATAACATATTGTATTAATCAAACGACACGCCTGTTGGAAGTATATTAAAGTTTAAATATACAAATTCTGCTGTTTTAGTTGGTTGTAAATAAATAGCACCAATTAATTGGTTCCTATCTATAGCATCAGGAGTATTATTACTATCATCCATCACGACCTTAAAAGCATATAAACCTTGTCTTTGTTGAACAGATTCTAAATATGGATTTACTTGTGATAAAAATGAATTACGAGTAGCTATTGTATTTTGCTCAAATATTAAAGTTTTACCTATTTGTGATATATAATATTTAAGAGATATTAATAAACGTCTAACATTTACTCTATCTAAAGCTGATGCTCTAGTTTGTAATGTTTTTTGACCAAATACTGTAACTCCAGATCCTGGAAATGTAGCTATTGGGTTAACTTTATTTTGATACAAAGTATCTCTATCTGAGTTAGATAATTTTCTTTCTGCTCTAATAGCTCTAGTTAAACCACCTCTATTTACACCTGCAGGTGCAAACCAAGGTTCGGATTGATTATCATTAGCTATATATACTGATGGAATCATTGTAGATGTGGGAACCCATACTGTATTTCCAGTTCCTGGATCATTTGTTTGTATCCAAGGCCAATAAGTAGCAGCATAACTAGAATCGATACCGTTTGCTATAGTAGTTGGGTTAAGAACATTAGCTCCATAATTATTGGTATCTATAACTACGATAGCATCTCCTCTTGTTGTAATAGTATTAATTAATGAATTTATAGTTGATTGATGATTAGCATTAGTATATGCTAATCCAGGAACAGTTATTACGTTATATTGATAATCATCTTGATTAGCTAAAATATTAATTGCTGTTGTATAATTTCCAGCTACTAATCCTTGAGTATTACTATTATTAATATTTTCATAATAGTTAGCAGTACCTACAGCTAAAAATCCTAAAGCACTTCCAAATGAACCACTAGAGGCTAACGGAATTGAAGCTGTATATATTGATTTTGCAGTACCAGAATTTGAATAGAAATTAGGTGTTTTGAATCCTACACTTTTAACTCTAATATAGTTACTCATATTCGGAAAACTTCCACTTTGTTGGATATAATAGTTTCCTGTACTGCTATCTAAAGTTAGAGTATTGGAATAATCACCTATTACTTTAGATATATAGTTAGTTGAGAAAGGATCTAATGATAAGTTAGTCCAAGTTTCTAATACAGTTTTTACATTAGTACTATCATCTCCTCTTCTTACTAATAATGAAAATGTTCCTGATGATGTATTTGGAGATACAATTTCCCATCTAATATTATCAGCAGATCCACTATCTAAAGTTCCATCAGAATTTAATGGTCCTGTGCTGTTTTGATTAATACCTTGAGAAATAGTTTCTAATACAAAAGATGAACCATTAACTGGAGCTAAAGATGATGATACAAATGAAGATGTAGCTGAAGTGAAAGAACCACTTGCTACACGAGTTACTAATAAACTATTTCCTCCATTTAAAAAGTAATTATATGCTGATATTGATGTAAAGTAAGAATATTGATCTGAACCACTATTAAAAGTGTCTCCGAATTTAAGTAAATAATCACTATATGATGTTACTATAGTAGGAACATTAACTTGACCTTTTACAGTAGGACCTATAATTGCTGCACCAACAGGGGCAGGGATTTGACTAACAAAAGATTGGTCGTTTTCTCTTGCTAATACTCCTGGGGATAATAAAGTTTCAGCCATTTTTATTTTATATTAAATTATTGTTTGTTAATAAATATGATAAAACTATTTAAAGATAATATTAAATAACAGAAAATTCTCCTGTTTCTAAATTAATATTACCATCTCCATATTTTTTTCTAATTTGGTCAACTTCATTAGTTTCTTTTTGCTTAATACTTTTTAAAGTTTGTTTTAAACTTTCTTTATATTCAAGTAAATTAACTAAATCTACTTCTATTTGACCTAAATTAACTATTAGATTACTATATTCTTCTCTAATAGATTTTAAAATGTTTAATTCTTCTTGGGTTAAAACTTGATTCATGATATATAATTTTTATTAGTTGTAAAATATTGTAGCAATGACTGTGACTGGAGATGAGTAAGTTGCAGAGGGATTATTAGCTGTTATTGTGAATGTTGGTGATGAAATACTTGTTAGAACTGGATACCAATCTAATCCTATTGCTGATGTTTGAGGAGTTAATGTTACGTTTATAATATTATTAACTGGAAATGGTGGGGCAACAGATGATGGAGTTAAAGGATTAATAATTACCACACTCGTAAAACCTACTTTAATAGAAACTGGAGATGTATTATTATATCCAATAAAATCTCCATTTAAACTTCCAGTAAAACTACCTGTAAAACCATTATATGATTTTATCGAGCCTGTTAAAGTTAATGAGCCTGATAATGTTATATTATATGCTGTTTGAGCAGTAAAAGCATCATATGATTGAGTTATATGTGATGGTTCTATTGTATTTCCTGTGGAAATATTAGTTTTATTAAAAGTTATAGCCATTATTATCTTCCTTGTCCTTTATAAGGTTTAGTGTAATTTTTTGAAGTTTTTAGTTTTGAATTTTTCTTTTTAGAATGAATTCCTTTTCTATCTTTTTTAGATTTAACTAAAAATGTAGTTGTTGCTATTTTTGATTTTGGAGCCATTATGTTTATAAATATTATAAAACTTAACTAAATAATACTATTATTCTATTTTCAACATCATTATCTGTCCATTGACCCATATTTGTATAAGATTGATCTTCCCATAATGTTATCATAGTAGTTTTATCATTAGCAGTTATAACAGCTTTTACAGAATTTCCATCATCTATTAATTGTTTTATTTGAATGGTATCTGTAATAACTTTTATTGATTCTTTGATAACAATATCAATTTCAGTTTGTTTGGATAATTTTATTTCTTTCATAGTTTTATTTTATTATAAATATAGACGATTAGAATTTTATGAAAACATTTTGTATAAAGTTGGTTGAATATTTGAAGTTTTAATATGTTCAAATTCTGATAATATTAACTCATGATACTCTATCTCTATATCTAATTGTAATAATTCTTCAATTTCTTTATTAAATTCATCAACATGAATAACAGTATAAGTTGTTTTATCTGTTGTAGTTCCGTGTTTTTTAACTAGCTCATCTCTATTTTTAATAAAAATATCAATTTCTTTATCTAAAGATGTTATTAATTTATATAATTTGAATTTAGTTGAAATTGATAAGTTTTCTTTTAATAATACATCATGATCATGATCATGTGTAATAATACTATTTAATGGATTTGTTCCTGTAATTTCTATATATAGATTTAGTATTTCTAAAAGTTTTAATGTAATTTTTTTCATAACTTGGTTTAATTTAGTTTATTTGTTGATAAATATCTTCAGGTTTATATTGATTATTTGATTGTAATAAACAATAATTTTTTATTACGTTCATTATATATGTATTTACAGTTTCGACAATATTATCTTTTACTACATCAAAATTTTTAGGTGTTGATGTCCAATTGATTTGTAAATTTATGTATTCTTGAAAATTATTAGATATATTAGATCCTTTACAAATTATTAATTCTTTATTTTCGTCAGTATAAGAAATATTTTCATATATCTTTGACTCTATTTTATAAAAGTCATTAATAATTATAAAATTACTTTCAATTAAAATACCATTTTGATAAATAGCTTCTATTTTTCCAAACTTATCAAAAATACTAATTTCTTTGTTTATTATAGTTGTTATCATTTATATAAAACGTTATATGTTGTACCATTTACTACTATGTCAATAGATCCTGCTGCTACTGATGCTGCTCCTACAGAGCCTGAAGACGTTATTATTTCTCGTGTATTACTACCTTGTTTAATCATTAATCTACTATTTGTTGATAAATACCATAAGCTTCCATCTAAAGTAAAAATGGATGATGGATTACCTGACATTCCTCTAAGTCTTATTTGTGGATATATATTACTTCCACTAACAGATACTTGACCATTTGAGTTAACTACAGAACCTACATTAATATCTAACATAGCAGATAATTGAGTAGTAGATGAATATGATGATGTAACATCAGCCCATATACCTATTTTACCTGCTGTATCTATATTTAATACAGCTTGACCTGCAGATTTTGAAAATCTAAATTCATCTGGTTTTCTCCAAATCCAATAATTACTTCCTGTAGGAGGGATTCCTCCTGTACCTATTCTTTGAGCATTATCTGTATTTGGAGCCCAATCAATAAATAAACTACCAGTATTGTTTATATCTAATGAAGAACTAAATACTGTTCCTACATAAACTGCTGTTGTATTTACCCATCCAGAATTTGTTAACCTCAAATCAGCATTAGAACCTGTAGTAGCTATTATTGTGGTGCCGGGTTCTGTAAAGCTATTTCCAAAATTAAAGGATGTGTTTTGTAATAATGAACCAGTTACAAGAGCAACCCCACTTACACTATTAATACTTCCGCTACCTTCCATTGATAAAATAAGACCTCCAATAAGTAAAGTAGACATATTAGAATGAGATCCTAAACCTAATGGATATCCAACACCATTACCAGGGATAAGATTAGTATTTCTATATCTAACAATATTTCCACCTAATTTTAATTGTAAAGCTATTGAAGATGATGCTGCTGCAGATCCGGCTAAACCTATTCCCCAATTCCATCCCTGAACTCCAGTACCTATTGATAAATTAGGTCCCGTTAGAGGATTTGCAGAAGTTGCAGAATTATAATACCCTATAGCGGAATTAAAATTACCATTTATATTATTATTTAATCCAATAACAAATTGAGTGCCTCCTCCTGTGTTAGTTAAAGTATTACCAGTACCAATAATAACACCCGGTCCAACATTCATACCTAATGTATTTCCACCTCCTCCTATAATAACACCTCCTGCAGCATTAATACTATTGGATGTAAGACCTTGACTTATTAATATTTGATGACCAAAATTTACATTATTAGGATTATTATTAGCTACAGCACTACCTGATGCTGCTGATATTCTCCATATTGGGGTAGTACTTCCTCCACCAAAAATTATGTCAGCTAATATATATGTTGTTGATGTTGGTGATGAACCAGTAAAGTTAATATTATCTCTTCTACCGACTAAAATCGTTCCTGTTGCAGTTTGTGATGGATCTATTTGTAAATTATATTGATTAAAAGAACCAAACATACTAGCTGCATTATTACTAGATCTGGAGAAGATATTTTGATTTACTAAAGTTCCATAAATTGTTGTTGTATGAGTACTACCAGTTACTAAAGATTGACTTATAAAAAGTAACGCGTTATTAGTTCCCATAGCAGTTGATGATGAGACTGGTCCTATAAATAACTGTCCGTTATCTTGTGATTTAAATAATATATTTCCATTAGAATTTACAGCGTTTATAACATCTGTAGCTGATGTATTACCTATACCTTGTATGGATAGTCTATCAAGTGAGTTTGCTGCTACACCTAATCCTAAAGTATTATTTAATTCAGAGTAATTTGAAGTACCAAATACAATATTACCTTTAGTAGCATTGGTTGTTGATCCTAGTATTAAATTATTTCCAGAATTACTTCCTCCATAAATTGCTGGAGAAAATAAAGAAGTACTAACATTAACACTACCTGTTACTATAACGTTTTGGTTTAATATATTTACAGAGGATGCTGTACTAGCAAATGAACTTGAAACTGCGTTTAAAACATATGATGCTGTTTGAGCTGTAATGACAAAAGAAGCTGTTGAAGCAAATGAACTTGAAATTGCATTTAATATATAAGATGCTGTTTGAGAAAATGAAGAACTTACAGCATTAAGTATATATGAAGAAGTTATAGCGTTATTAGCCCAACTTGATGTTCCAAATAAAGAACCTGTAAATTGTCCTGTAAATGATCCTGAGAATGAACCTGTGTTTGATAAAAATTGATCTACTCTATTTGCTGTTACTATTACTGAAGGAATACCTGGGTGAGTACCTGATATTGCTTCAGCTAATAATCTTAAATCAGTATCTGCTGAAGACCATATGATTTGATAATAGTCGTTGGCTGCTGAGGTCACGAACCAGTTCCAGGCTGCAACTTGTTTATCATTATTACCACTTAGTGTTATAGTAGTGGCAGTATTAGTTAAATCAGTTCCATTTTTTCTTAACCAAATTACTATTTCATCTGTTCCTGAATCTGTTTTATCTACTTGAGCAGAAAATTGTATATCATATACACCTGCATTTTGTGTTTTAATGTAAGTGTTAAAGGGGTTTGTTGATCCTGATATTGATACTCCATTTGTAATATCTGTTGTGTTAAAAGACATTGAACGAGGTATATTTGCAACAGGATTTGTTTGTGTAGTTGTATCATAAAATGATCCATATGAACCAGTTGCAGTATTAAAACTTGAACCACCACCAGCAGTTGAACTAATTGTAACTTGCCCTAAACCATTGGTTGGTGATAGTGTTACATTTGGTCCTGCTAGTAATTGTGTTACTCCCCCATTTAGAGCATATGAAGATGTTAATGCATTTGTAGCATAAGATGCTGTTCCAAACAGTGATCCTGTTATACCTTGAGTAACTATTAGTGAACCACTAATTATAGAATTATTTTTGGATATTAATCCATTTTTTATTATAAATTCATTCATTTTTTATATATTAGTTTTCCCTATCCAACCTTTATATTTTATTATAAATATGTAATTAACATTTTTATATACCATCCTGGTGAAACAGTTGTAGTATTTATTCGGATCTGACTTGATGCTATAGATGATTGAAATGTTACATCGGATGTATCTCCTATATCTGATGTTGAATTTTCATAATATGAAGTTGATATTCCGTTCCATACTGTTATAAATTCCCCAGCTCTTGATGAAGTTCCTTTGTATAAAGTATATCGTCCATTGATTGAGGTAAAAGAACCTGTTGGTTGTTGTAATAAAATATTTGTACCTGCTATTGATGATGTTATTTTTATTTCTATTATTTGGGAATCATTAATATTTAAAGATCCTGATATTATTTGGTTACCTAAAAATATATTTGAACCTGTTGTAGCAAATGAACCAGTATTAAAAGATTGAGTAGGTATATTTGTTAATCCACTACCGTTTCCTACAAATGAACCAGTAAAACTACCAGTATTATATGAACTTGTAAATGAATTAAATGAGCTAGTTGTTACAAATGAACCCGTATCTATAGTTATTCCAGCATTTAGAGCATAAGATGCTGTTAAAGCATAAGATGATGTATAAGGTATTAATGTTCTTAAATCAATACTAATTATAGTATCATCTCCTCTATATAATTGTAAATTAGGATTTGTAAAACTTCCACTTGTTATAACACTAGCTATATCAATATTATTAATTCCTTGAAACGCTCCTAATGGTGTTTGATCTAAAAATCTAGCATTTGAATTTGTTCTATACCCACCATTATTAGTTTTATTATTAGGGGTAGTTTCTGTGTTTTCTAATGTATTGGATGTTTCTAATGAAAATATAAATTTTGTTTTATCAGGAAATTTATTTAATGCACTTAAACTTTTATTAATAGTATCAGGTATAATATAACCATATAATTTAATGTTGAATTCAGTGCGAACTAAACGTTCTTCTCCTTGATTTAATGAAGTATTAGTATTAAATGAATCAATTTTAGCTCTAAATTTAAAACGCTGAGGATCACCCCAATATGCGTCTGATGAATAATTAATAGATTCAACTATTTTATTCATTTGTTCAATATAGTATGTATAAACTATACAACTATAACTTAATGTTATATAATCTGGGATTACAACAGCATGATATGTTTTTTGAGGTTTTCTATTATTTAATACATTAAAATTATCATAACTATTTCTATCACTCCACTTAGAAGTAAATACAGCATAATTATTTGGTTGGTTTGCATCTAATTTATTACTTATAGAGTAATTTTTTTCAATAGTATTTCTCTTAAACATAATAAGAGGAGCCATAATTTTATCATCTTTATCCCTATAATATCCATCTCTTTGAACAGATTTCCAACGTTCAGGAGCACCATATATTATAGGTACTGGAATTTGGGTTCCATTTTGTGAAACTACAGGTTTAATAATGTTTTGAAAATAATAAATTATAGATTCATCTATATCTTGAATACCAACACTAAAAGGTTTTACTGTATCTCCTTTAAATGTTAATTGATTAGCTCTATTTTTTGGATCATTTATTTTAGCAGCATCATTAGGATTACCTATAGTTTTATCATAAGGATTAATTTGATCATTACTTATTTCCTTTTGGGTTTTTGGTATTGGTTTTCTTCTTTCAGTCATTATGATCTTTCTTTTGTTATACCTAATTTATCGGCAGGTACTAATTGACAATCTACTACTAAGGATATACTAGAACCAAAATTTTCTAATCCTGGGTTTAGGGGATTTTGATTATATGGATAATCTGGGTTTTTACCTGCAAATAATTGGTTTTCAATTAATGATTGTACTTCAAAATATCTTTCATACCACATTATTATATCACCAACCTCTACAAATACATTAGCATCTATTAAATCATCTTTAAAAAAAGCAAATTTAAAAGGAGCGGTTATATCAGGTCCTAAATCACTTGATTCCCACACTTGATCTGTTCTTTCAACTAAACAATTTAATAAAACCGGTTGAAGAAAATTTTTGATTACTGCCTCCCCATACATATTAATTTTATTTTTAACAACATCAAACTTATAATAAACTATTTGTTGAGTAATAATATTACCTAACAACTCTCTATTTAAATTTCTAAATAAAGAAATATCTCTTAAACCACCATACATACTCATATTATCCCATATATATTAAAAATGGAACTTGTTGTAATTCTTGTACTCTTGAAATAGTTTCTAAAGACTTTCTTTCAAGTATTTTTTCTCTAGATGTTTCCTCTAGAAATAATTTAAGTTTTGCTATCAATGCTTCTTTTTCAGATGTAGCAGCTGTAATTAAATCTCCTTGATTTAATGATATTTCTGAATTTGGAATAGGGATCGTTGAATATTTTCCTCTAACATATCCTAACATCTCTTTACATACGGCCAATGTATATTCAAAAATCCAACTTCTTCCTATTGAATTTATTTGTGAATATGTTGGGTTATTAAATGGTACATTAGATACATTAGTTATTTTATTTGAACCCGACATCGCTATTGGATTACTTCTTTCAGATTTTAATATATAATTAAACCATAAATTCATATTATGACTTCCATTATCAGGTATAGGAAATATTCTTAACATATTATTAGCTATTTCAAAACTTAATTGAGATCTTCTAATAGTATCATTCATTTCAATTTCTTGAATTTTCTGAACATCAAAATATATAGGATATAAAGTAGCTTGGTTAGCAACACCATAATTACCCCACCCAAAATCATTTAATACATTTTGAAAACCACCTCCTACACCTAAATAAGGATCTAGATATCTAACAGATGCTGGTTTTTGAGAATGAAATAAACGTTTAAATTCTATATCTTGATTTTGTAATCCATGTTCTAAGGCCCATTGGTTTAAATCATAATCTTGAACACCTTCTTGTAATCTTATAGAACCAGTATACCATGTTAAATCGCCCCCCGTTCCAACTTCAACAGCATATTGATCTGATATTCTTAGTAAATTTCCTAAATTAGGTCTTATTAAAGCATTATTTAAAGAAGAACCTGTGGAATTTCCTTCTAAATCTAAAAAATCTTGTCTTATTTTATAAGCATATATTTCATTACCATATTTAGTTATAGCTTCTTCAAACGCTGTAAAAAATGAGCCTGATTGTAATTCAATATCTACTAAGGGGTAACCTAATCTATTAGCGCAAAATTTAGCTACTCTAACAGCATCTAATTGAAAATCGGTGTCATTATCATAAAACCCAAATGGAGTAGAACCTGTGGTAAATGTAGGATTACCATTATATATTGGTATATTCATATTAGTAATTTAATTATAAATATTACTAAAATAAAATAGAATTAATATTTAATCCAAATCTAGTAACTCCACAATCCCATACTCTACAATAACCTAATTCATTCATTATATCCTTTTCTGTTTTATTTTTTATATCAATTCCTTTTAATTTTAAATTTTGTTAAGAATAAGAAAGCCGAGCAAAAGCTCGGCTTACTTGTTTAATTAGCTTGAAAAATACTACAGTGAGTTTAAACCACTCACATATATTTTACCATAAAATTCTGGTCTCAACATTTTCTTCGCATATCTTGTCATAAGACCTTTACGTGGTGTGAAGGTATTAGGATCGTAGATAAGTGGAGTCATGATCAATGGAATATATGGAGCAAATACAGCACCAGCTTCTAAGAATTGCGTACCTCTAAATCCTAATAAAATAGTATTTTCAGTCATATACGGATTCTTATAAACATTATAACGGCTGTTTAATTGACCAGCTTTCTGAACGCCAAATGCATAGTTCATTTTACTAGCTTCACCATCAGAAGTACTAGCAAATCCAGGAATAGATTCGATAATAGTAGCAACTGTAGGAGAACAAACTAAGAAATTAGCACCACCACGCAAAGTTAATTGGTGAATTTTGTTACTTAATTTTTGAAGTTTAGTTCCTAAAGTTTGGAACCATTGTCCTTGGCTATTATAGAAACCTAAAGAAGCAGTAAAATCAGTTCCACCAGCATTCAATACTGTATTATTAATAACACTCCAATATTCAGTTCCAGCAGCAGCATCTTCAACTAACATTTCTAGAATTTCAAGATCAATCTCTAAAGAGATATATTCACTCATAATACTAGTTAATTCAGCTTCAGCATCCAAAGATTGGTAAGCATTTAAATCTTGAGCGAACTCAGGAGTCCATACTGCTTTTAACTTTTTAGTTTTAGCAACAATAGAATCAGATCTCATACCTATATTAATTTCAGGGATAACAACAGTAGTAGCTGATTCAGCATTTGGAACTGAGTAACCTGAAGTTACATCTTCAAAATCACCACGTTGGTTATCAGCTGTTTTCTTATTGTAGAATAAAGTATAAGAACCAGTACTAGTTAAAGAAGTACCTGAACCAGTGAAATAGAAAGTAATTCTTTGGTTTGTATAATCTAAGTTAGTGAAAGCAGGTAAAGAATTAGCTACAGTAGCTACAGCAACACCAGATTCAGTAGTTGCAGAACCAGATACTAATACAAAACCACGAACGGCATCTAAATCATAGTTAGAAGCAGCAGAAGCAGAGATGGTAGCTTTTAAGATTTGACCAGCAGCTACAGAAGCTGAAAATGCTGAATCATAATTAATATCAGCCCAAGTAGCTGCAGTAATACTACCAGTACTAGCATTAGCAGGAACTGCAGTAGAACCAGAAATTAATCCAATTACTGAACTTGAGAAGTTGTTAGTTGAATAAGTAAATCTACCAGCACCATATAAACCTCCATTAGTAGCTGCGGTTGAAAATGGATACTGAGAACCAGTATTACCATACATTGAACCACCTTGAGTAAATGGATTTTTAGTAGTACCATATTGGAAATCTAGATAGAATACAAGACCTGAAGGTAAGTTCATTGGTTGAACGCTAACGAATTCTTTAGCTGCTATTTGACCAAATACTTTACGAACTAAAGGTAATGCTACACCAGCCCACTGTTCACCAGTACCTACTGTGAAAGTTCCACCAGTACCAGTTTGAGAGGACTCAACAACAAGCTGTTTAGCTTGGTTTTCTAGGATAATTGACATATTGTTACGGTCTAATTCATTAAGACCTTCTAACAATCCTGTTCTATCCCATTTGCGTGCTAATTTAGTGGCATCGGATTGCATATTTTTCCAACCACCAGCAGCAGATTCGAGTAAGTTTTGAATGTTGCTCATTTTTGTTTTTGTTTTTGTTTTTGTTTTAATTATTTAATTCCAGCTAATTTTTGCCATCTAGCAAATTGAGAATCTATTTCAACTATTGGTTTTTTAGATTCAGCAATTAAACTAGAAGAAGTAGCTTTTGATGCAAAACCACCTTTAAAACCTCCATTTAATGGTTTTTTATTAGTATTTTTAACATTAGCTGACAATGTTTCGTATACTAATTTGGCTTCTTTTGTGTTTGTAGTTTTATCAAAAGCGTTTAATATCTTAACTTTTTGGCTTTCAGTTAAGTTTTGTGTTTTGAAGAGTTTATTTGTATAAAGCAATTTAGAATTTAACAATTTAACTTCTTCAAGTTCGGATCTAATAGATTTAATAGCATCATATGCTTCTTCTAATTCTTCATCTTTTTTAGCTTCTTCCAACTCATCATCCATTTTCATTTTCTTGGTTTCTGCTACAGGTTTGTAATTTTTACAAGATTGATGATTAGGATAATCATTGCAAATTGAAGCTAACATTTCTTCAGGAGAAGTTTCTGCATACTCATTTAAATCTTCTTCTTCCATTTCCATTTCTGCTAAAAGCTCATCAATAGAAACTTCTTCTTCCTCTTCTTCAGATTCATCTTCAGTTTCTTCTTCACCAGCTTCTAACTCACCATTAGTAATCATGTCTTTGATGATGTCTTCAATAAATGATTTAAGGTCTTCCTCAGACATGTCTTCGATACCTTCTTCATCATTTGATTCTTCATCATCTTCTACTTCAAATAAATCATCATCACCAATGTTGATTTCTTCATCATCTTCTTCTTCTAATTCTGCAAGAAGTTCATCTAAAGAAACATCTTCTGAAGCATCTTCTGATACATAATCATCGTCTTCCATTTCTTCCATACTTTCTTCGTCCATTTCATCTAATTTTTGGGCGAACATTTCTTTTAGGTGTGGTGTGAATGCCTCTTCAAGGGCAATCTTTGCATTTGCTATAGCTGTTTCTTTTACAGTTTTTGCATCAGCAATAGCATCTTTTAATAGATCTCTGTTCATTTTTTCTTAAATTTTGTTAAGGAAATACGCTTAATAAAGTTGTAGCGTAATATAAATTAATAATATATTTAAATATCATACAAAATGATATATTCGTGTATACGTATATATGTTTTTTTCAAAATCGCTTCTTTTAGAAAGAGAAATGCCTCCTTTTTAGGGGAGGCATCAGTTTATATATACTATATATAAAGGGGTTCTTATCTTATTATAAAGACATAAATTCTTTTATTGTTTTAATTCTTTCTTCAATAGAACCTTTCACATCTATTCTTTTTTTAGGAGGCCATTCAAATAATAATTCTTTAATAGTTTTATCTATTTTATTTCTATAATCACTATCCGTAGTTCTAACTCCATTATCTTCAATTTCTACACCTTCAGGATCTACATAAATTACATAATCATAATCCTTATACATTTCACCCCATTCCATCATTAAGTTAACAAATTGTCTTTTTGTTTCCCAATACATAGATTTAGAACTTAAAGTAAAAGCACAAACATCATAAATTGTTCTATCTGTTATTATGTTTTCTTTCATTAATTCTAAACTACGTTCAGCAGCAAATACTACTTGTCCTTTAAATGTAGAGTCATTATTTAATGCTATACCTTGATCTCTTAAATATTTACTTCGTTCAGTTACGAATTCATAATCTTTAAATTCAGGTAGCTCTTGTAATGCTTTAACTAAACTACTTTTACCAACACTCATTGTTCCAGTTAATCCTATTTTTGCCATTGTTTTATTTTAATTTTATCCCCGTTTTGCCTTAAACCAAGGTAAGCCTGTTAAACTACGTTTAGCTGATTTCCAATCCTTTTCAGAAAATTTTATACCATTAATATAATATTCTCTTTTACGATAATCACCTAAAGGAATTAGAGCTGGTCCTTCTGAATTGTGAAGTTTTCCGTCTTTAATAATTCGTATTGTACCATCTTCTGATATAATCTTTTTACCTTCTATAAATTTTATTTCCATTGTGTTAATTTTTATTAAGATCTTGAAGGATAGCTTCAGAACAATATAAACCATGAATAGCTGATATAAATATACCCCTAGCTCCTGCTGCATCTCCTTGTAATTGTATATTAGGAAATTTTGGGATAGATAAATCTTTTTTATTTAATAATATTTCATTTGTTAAGAATTTTACCTCAGGACAATAAAATATATAATCATCATTTATTCCGAATGTATTGTTTAAATCATCTATAAATTCTAAAATATAATCAGCATATTTTTCAAAGCCTTCTTTAAATTTATCTAGTGATATTTTATATCCTGGTACTAGTGTTCCCTGATCTGTTAATGATGGTTGTCTATTTGTTGGAGAATAATATGTAGCTTCACCATTTAATTGAAAGAATTGAACTAAATCTTGACTAAATTTAAATGGATCATCAATACCTCGTGCTTCTAATAATATACCAAAATTAGTTAAACCATTAAATTTATTTTTATCTTTATGAGCATGACCATTGTATGATTTCATTCCATATGTTTCTTCTTCTGCTACAAATGCTGCAAAATTATTTGTACAAAAACTACGCCCACTATCTTCACCAAATTTCTTATATAATTTAAAATCATAAGCTATTTTATTTAATTCAGTAAAATACTTACCATCTGTTTCATAACGTACTCCAAACTGGGCAGGTTTAGGAGTTGTATTTAATTCAAATTGTTCAATTAATTTAGTAAGTAAATCCATACCTGATTTCCCTGTTCCTATAATGAGTTTATCTCCAAAAATAGTATTATAATATTTTTCAGAATTTTCTTGATATGAATATGTTATTATATTTTTTGTAGGATCAATATTTAAAACTTCAGCATTATATATTTGATTAACTCCTACTTTATCAAAATATTCAAATATAGCTTTAACTTGTTGTTGACCATAATCTGTACCTAAATGATAACATGGAGATTGTCTTAATTCAAATGGAGAATCTTTAATGAATTGAGGTTCTTCTGTTGGTTCAGTATACATTATTTTAGTTGGATCAGGATGATATTCAACTATATAATTATATAATTGTTTAGATAATTTATTTGCATATTCTTCATCTTGACAATAGTGAGGGTAAAACAATCCACCTTGTTTAAATGATGGTATTACTTTAAAGTCACTCCATGTTCCTGCTCCACCAGCACCTGTCATTACTTCTTCAGGTTTTCTATTATATATAGAATTTCCTTTATCTATAATTGTTATATTTTTAGGGTTATATCCATTCTTTAGGAGGTGAAGAACACCATACTGTGTTGATACACCCGCTCCTATATATACTATTTTTTTATTTTCCATGTTTATTAATTTTATTTAATCTTTCATTAATTCGTTGGGTAATAATTTCTCTATCTTCTTTAGTAGGAAGATAATCATTCATTAATTCTTTAGGTACCATATCCCAAGCGCTTCCCCAATATTGGACGTTAAATCCTCTAATTTTACATTCTTGATATATATCTTCATATCTATTTTTTAGATATCCTAATTTATTATAAAAGAATGCTACATGTCCTTTACCTAAAGTAAATTTTAAAGGAACATTTTTTAAATTATACCTACCTCTAGATACACAATTCGGTACTCGCTTAATTTCTCTAGCTTCGGCTAAGAGATGTCTGTCTGTTAATTCATTTGGATTAATTCCAGAATTTATTCTTGTCATATTATAAATATACTAATTTTAATTTTAAAAACCAAAAAAAAAGTGACGTCCATTTTGTTTGGACGTCACAGCTGTCATATTTTATATTTCTAAGCGATCGGCTATGAATCGATCTAAATGTTTAATTAATTTATAATGACAATAAATTCATGCTTAAACCCTTTACTGTGTAAGATTGTAAGTTAGTATTACCTATTTTTACTATTGAAATTATTTTCATTAACAATACCTGCTAGTTTTTTCATTCTGTTATATGATTCATCAAAACGATTTAAATCATTTTTTTCTTCAAAAATATCATTTACTTCATCTATTAAAGCTATTTTAATTTCTTCATTTAATTTACTTTTTTCAATAGCTTCAATAATATCATCTTGATTTTTCATATTATTATATAATAAATTAGCTAATTGAGAAATAGCTTCTTTTTCGTTATATTCATCAATTAAATTATCATATATGATATCTAAATCATCCATCCCCATTTGATTAAATAATGCTTCAGGATAGTTTTTAGCCTCAATATCTGGGAAATCTTCTGACATTACTTCTTTAATGAGTTTATTGATTATTTGTTTTAATTTTGTATTTTTCATTGTTGTTTTATTTTTGTGTTTGTGGTAGGATTCCTGAGGATATTTGGGCATTAAAACTTTTTGCTTGATTTAATATAGATTTATATGCTGATATTAATTTAGTTAGTTCTGCTGGACCCTGTTTTAATTTAGTTGATGGAAATAATATGTTTACATCATTTAATATATCATCGATTTCTTTTTCGAATGTTTTAGCTTTTTGTTGTAACATAGTTATACCTTTAACAAGAGTTGGATCTTTTATTTGATCTTTTTTACCTAAGAAAGATTTCCCTATATTACTTATACCTGTTCCTACATATGAAGTTGTTCCTAAAACTTTAGCTTTAGTCCTGTCTAAAAACCCTTCATTCATTTTAGAAATTTCTTCTCTAATAAGTTGGTTTAATTCCGATTTTTTCATTATTGTTTTTTATTATTGTTTTTTATTATTTTAATCCATATGGTTCACCAGCTACACCATGTATAACTGATCTAAACAAGACTTGTGCTTTTTGTCGTATTATTTGAACTACCTTTTCTCTTAAGTGTGGATTGCTCATTAGTATAGGGACTTTATGATTAGAAGAATCATGATACATAGCCTGTATTGATATACTCATATTACCACTATCATCAATATGCAAATCAACAGCTGGTAGATCGTCAAATAAATTATCATCTCCAGTTGTTGTTGAATCCATTTCTGCAACAACTTTTCCAACCTCTTCACGGATTAGCTTTTTAAATTCCGATTTTTTCATTATTGTTTTTTATTATTGTTTTTTATTTTATAAAATAGGACAACTACCCTTTGAACAAAGGATTTCTGTCATAATTGAATTTACTTTTGAATATTTATTAATAATATTATTATACTCTTTTCCTTCTTTTATAGGATTCATCCATGAACCTGGATTGGATGGTGTACTAACAAAATCCCATGCTATAACATTAAAATCATTTTGTACTTCCATTGTTCCTTCACCTAATGGTTTCAAACTACCCATACCTCTAGATGATACTCCTACTAATACATTATTATCAATTAATGCTTTTAATATATTACCTGATATTGTAGGGAGTATTTCTATTTTACCCATTATGTGATCTTTATCCCACCATATTTCTCTAATAATATGAGATACATTTTTAAGATTAATAATTGAACTATCTGGGTGGTCTAATTCTCCAGTACTTCTATTTTCTTTAACAATTTCTTGGTACTTATCAATTTCTCTTTCCCATAAATCTTTAGAATATAATCTTCCATTACCATTTTTAACTTCGGCTGTGGCTAATATTCCTTCTACAATAGGGTTACCTGTAGTAGGGTTAGTATTTTCATTTAATTTATTTTTAGAAAAACTAAATGGGATTGTTTCTATTAATATTTGTTTCATTAGGCTCCTCTTTTCTTATAAAATACAGTACCTCCTACTTTTCCAACCTCTTTAGCTGTGTTTTTTTGTGGAGGAGTAGATGTTTTTTCTGTTCCATCAGAAGTATATATAGTAGTAGTATCTTCATCAATAACTCCTTCTTTAGGAGTATATTTTTTATCTAACTTCTCTTTAATTTTTTCGAGTTTCTTAATATCATTTTTTAATTCTTTAACTGTTTTAAGATTAATAGAACCTGATTCTATTTCTTCTAGTGTAGTTAAAGCCTTAAGTTTTTTTCTACGTTTAGTTATTTCTTCACTGATTTTTCTTGATTTGGCTTCATATTCAGCCATTTTCCCAACTTTTTCAATTTCTTTTAAATCAAGTTCTTCTTTAATAATGTTATATAATTTTTCACTAACATTTTGTTTAGGTAAAGCATCAAGTTCATCCCATCCATCTTGATTTACATATATTGTATCTCTAGTATCATCATCATAAATAATATCATATGATTTATCTCCATTCTGAACATGTGATTTTATAGTTTTTTCATTAGTATATTTTTTATCTTCATTTAATATTTCACTAATTAATTGGCTTATCATTAAACGTAATTTAGATTCTTGTAATTTAAAATCTATAAATTGTTTATCTTTTGATATACCAGTAGAAACATATTCGGGAAGTGAATCCCAATCCATTTCTATATATTCTCTAGGG